CCATTTAATGAGCAACCACGTAATGTACAAGTTGGGGGTATGGTTCCATATGCTAATGGTACAAATTTCCCACCAGCAAGAGAAAAATAATCAAATTAACCTATAATAAAAAACCCACCTATTCAGTGGGTTTTTCTATTTTCTCAACATAAAAAGCACCAATATCTTTATTCTTGGTTATAGATTGTGAGATATAATTCTTACTATATTTATAATTTAAGTAGTTTTGAATTTGAGATATAGTTTGAAATGGTATTGAAACACTATCATCATTTCTATTTTTTAAGATATATTTAACTCTTTTGAATACAGCAGTTTTCAATTTCGTATATACCTTCTGTCTCATTCTACCGTATTCGTGTACTTTTAATTGAAGTATATCTTTGATTCCATATTCATCGTAATCTTCCAACATCAATTTTACCATACCCTTTTCTTTATCACTAAACTTTTTACTCTGAATTGATTTTAATAAGATCTCCCGAAGTTTCTCCTTGTCAATGGTATCAAGTATCGTCTGATCTTCAAAAGGTTCGTATGGCTCATCAGAATACTTCATTTTGGATTTAGCAATATGATATCCAGCACAAAAGTTTTTAACAATTAAAAATGTGTATCCTTTTATTCTTTCATAATCATCTTCCAATACCCCCTCATTCATTTTTTGTATTATCTTAACCCAAGTATCTTGAATTATTTCCATTCTATCTATGTAAGGAATGTTATTACATTGTCTCATCCCTAGTACTAATCCCCGTATCTGTTTCTGAAGTTGATTGTAACTCTTCATTTTTTTGTTTTCTTTTTTTATGCCATTCAATTAAATTTGATTTCCATAATCCATTTGAGAATGCGTGCTTCATATTATAACTTCTTGTACACCATTCCAAATTTTCAATTCTATTATCTAATTTATCTCCATTGATATGATTTATTTCTTTTTTATTTTCAGGATCATCATTCCAAATAAAAGTTAGAGCAATTAACCTGTGGTGTAAATATGTTGTAGAATCTATTGTTAATACTCTATATCCTTTTCTATCTGTTCTAATTGATTTTTTCTTATAGGTTTTACAACTTCTAATTTCACCTTCTTTATTGATTAAATATTTTCCTTCAAATCCTTTCATATCAAACCATTCTACTTCGTTTACTTTCATTTCTTGAAGTCGTTGAAGGGTTCTCTCCATTTTTCTTTTATTGTTGTGGAAATCGTTTAATTCTTTTACTCTCTTTGGATTGTTTTTTCTCCATTGAATATCTTTCTCTCTCTTCGTCATATTATTAAAATTATAAGTTATTCCATTTACCGAAATTTAATTCAACCTCATTTTCATTAACATTTTCATTAACATTAACATTATCATTTACATTAACATTATCATTTACATTTACATTAGGTTGTTTTTCAATCAACCTGTGGTTGTTTTCAAAATCAACTATGGTTGTTTTATGTTGTTTTTTTGCGTTACTATTACCTTTTGGTGCCCCACCTTTTTTACCATCTTCTCTTCGTTTCATATTTGAATCCAATTGTGGTTTTATTAATGTCCATATTATTCCACAAATACCGGTTAAATTGGGGGTTGTTCCGTATAAACAATATTCAAACATTGAATTATATAAATTCAACTGATCCTGTTTATCTTCAACGTTTTTGATTGCCTCATAGAATGATCTATATACGACAAAACTTTCTACTGATTTTTCCATATTTTTCTACTTTTATATAAAATAAATAGTCATAAAAAAAAGAAAAGTCAAATTATTTTAAAAAAAGTTGACGTTTCTAAAACAAAGGTATATTTATAATTAAAGGATCTGATGAATAAGACAATTTTAGAATTTATATTGGACGCTGTTATTGCTCACAAATTTGACGATAACACACTTGGTGAAGAAATAAGACAACTTGAAGAAACAATTAGATCCATTATAAACATAGAAAAGGATCCAATATTAGAGGTTTTAGACACGTTGATAAGTGATAACCCCTCTAATGAAGATTTAGGTCATAAGATCCGAAGTATAGCCCCTTTAATTTTATTAGCATTATATGTTGAAACGGACATTAGTGGAGATAGCGACACCGAGTAGTATATACTACGAGATAATGAGAAATATTATCACCCCAAATTTCCATCTTATACCTGAACTAATCAGTGAATTATCTATTGGATTTTTGGAGAATGAAGAGAAAGTAGATCAGATAATCAAGGACGGGTGGTTCAAATACTACTTCATTCGTTCGTGTGTAAACCAAATTAAATCTTCAACGAGTGGATTCCACAAGAATACCAGAATAAAAGATTTCCAATATATAGATAATCTTGAAATTATTGATGATACCGATATAGAAATCAAGCAAGATAAAGAAGAAAAATACCTCATCATAGATAAAATCTATACAACAATTCCAAAAACCTACTTCCAAGAATTCCTTTGGCATGAATATTTTCTCAAAGGAAAAACACATAGACAAATAGCCAAAGAAAATAATATCTCTCATTGTCTATCATTCCACGAAATAAAGAAAATAAAAGTGGAAATTATGAAAAAAATACCAAAAACCATTTGATTATTAAGATAACATCTATTATATTTGTACTATAAACAGTAAAAAAATATAAAATATGTGTAATTTAGTAGACGCCTTTATGGAGGAACAATACCAAGATCAAGAGTTTTTGGATTGGTTAGAACAAAAAAACAGACAAATTAGAGAACAAATGGAAGAACATTACTCAATAGAGTATGCTAAAGACGCCATAGCCGCTAAAATGTATGAAGATTTGATGGACCTTGAGGTTCACGATATGGAAAAGAAGTATGATAATCTATCCCAATGGGAATTATTAAATGAATTATAAGATATGGGACAGAATACAAGCAGACAGATAGCAACTCAATCATCATTAAAATTAGTATTAGATTGGAGTGTAACAATAGATCGTCCGTTAAAATTAAAGGAATTGGTCTCAATCACAAATGTAATTGTAGATTATGTTGAAAATGGTTACAGTAAGGAAATTGGTCAAAGATTAGAGACCATTCAAGATTATTTAGATAATAATGAATAAATAAATTTTGATATTTAATAATTTATTCTTATAATTATAATAATCATTGGGGGAGGATCCGTTGTCTTATTTATGATTTTATTTTATTTTTTTAACTCCCCTATTTTTCTACTGTAAGTAATAATTGGGGTGATAATATGGTCACCCCTTTTATTCACAACAAATCCAATAGTCATATATTTAATTAAAAAGAGTATATGATAACACAAGAATTTTACAACCACTGTTATTTTTTAGCCACATTATCAAGAATGGGTAAACCTCATGCCTTAGATATGGAAAATGTGATTAGAGAAAAGATTGATCCAAAGTATAGGGTATGTACCAAATGTTCCGCTCAAATGAAACACGGACAAAGTATGATATTAAATTGGTTAGCAGATCAAGAGATATTTGAAGAGGTGATACCAACTATCACACCACTACCTGAAGTATCGTTATTTGAGTTCCCTGAAGTCCCTATAGATGTTGATGAGGTAGAAGCAAAGAAAGTTGGATGTACCAAATGTTCTAAACGAAAAAAAACAACTAAATCGTAATGAGTTTATCAGCAAAACACAAATCATTCTGTGATGAGTATCTATCTAATGGATTGAATGCTACTCAAGCATATAAATCTATCTACAAAGTCAGTGATAAAGTTGCTGGAGCAAGTGGTCCAAGATTGTTAGATAATGTTAGAATTAAAGAATACCTCCAACAAGAAGGAGAAAAGACAGCACAACGACTACAAATAACCAAAGAAGAACTCTTAAATGATTTGGTGGAAATCAAAAATAACAACAAGGGGGTAAGAGATGCTACCGCTATGAAGGCGATAGAACTTATTTCAAAGATGTCAGGATTTGATGCTCCAACAAGACAAGAGATTTCAATACAGGAACAACCATTGCTTCCTGATGATGATGAATGAATTATAAACAGACAACAGCATTAAAGAAAATCAGATCCCTTAAGAATAGAATTAAGGTAGTACAGGGGGGTTCATCAGCAGGAAAGACAATCAGTATTCTAATCCTGTTGATTGATAGATGTATTAAAAATCCTGGTCTTGAAGTATCTGTTGTTTCTGAAAGTATCCCCCACCTTCGTAGAGGAGCCATACGTGACTTCTTAAAGATTATGAAGGATACAGGTAGGTATATTGCTTCCAACTATAATAAAACCCTCTTACGATACGAATTTACAAATGGATCCTATATTGAATTCTTCTCTGCTGATAGTGAAGAAAAACTACGTGGGGGTAGAAGACAGATCCTATACATCAATGAGTGTAATTCAATTAACTATGAAGCCTATCTTCAGTTAGCCATCCGTACAAGTGGGGACATATATCTTGACTACAATCCATCAGCAAGATTTTGGGCTCATACAGAGGTTATAAATCAACCTGACACAGATTTCATCATTCTCAATTATAAAGACAATCAGGCGTTATCTGATGAGGTTGTAAAGATGTTGGAGAGTAATAGAGAGAAAGCCAAGACCTCAACCTATTGGGATAACTGGTGTAGAGTATATCTTGATGGAGAAATAGGACAAGTGGAGGGGACCATCTTCAATGACTATGAGACCATAGATAAGATCCCCGATGAAGCAAGATTGTTAGGATATGGATTGGACTTTGGATATAGTTATGATCCTGCTGCTCTGATTGCTCTATACAAATACAATGATGATATTATTGTAGATGAGGTTGTATATCAGACAGGATTATTGAATTCTGAACTATCATCTCTAATGAAACAATATAACGTCTCTGGTGAGATCTTTGCTGACTCTGCTGAACCCAAGTCCATCCAAGAGTTAAAACGATACGGACATCAAGTTAAATCAGTTGAGAAGGGGAAAGACAGTGTGAACTATGGAATACAAATACTCCAACAGAAGAAAATGTTTGTAACCAAGAGATCAGAGAATATTCTTAATGAATTTCAGAAGTATATGTGGAAGAAGAATAGAGATGGTGGATATGATACAACCCCCATTGATGCTCATAACCACGCCTGTGATGCTTTAAGATATGTGGCTATGTCCAAATTGGGGGTAAGAAAAGAAGGAAGTAAGAGACCTATAATGGGATTTATGAACGTATAAAAACATTTCCATAGAGGAGATATTTATTTTTAATATAAAGAAATATGATACAGATTAATGTACAAGTAGATGACGAAGAAGTAAAAAATTATGAATTTCCAAGTGATTGGTCAGAAGTTACTATAGAACAATTTAGTAATATATATTCAATTGATACGAATATCCATCAAGGACCATTCTATTCATTTGAGTTGATTCATCAATTATCAGGAATTGATAGAGAAATTATCGAACAAATTGATTTTGATGATTTTAAGCAATTGATTAAGGCTTTAGAATTCTTTTATAAGCCAGTTGAGGACTTAAAAAAAGAGTCAATTATTGTGGATGGGGAGGAATATTTTCTCTATTCAGAGTTTAATAAATATACTGCTGGTGAAATTATCTCAATTGAGACGATATTACAATCAGTGAATGGTGATGTAAAGAAGGTAATGCCTAAATTATTATGTATATTTTTACGTAAGAAAAAGGAAAATGGTAACTTGGAAAAATATAATACTAAATTTATGTCTCGTGAAGAGAAATTTAAGAAGATTAAAATTAGTGAAATTAACCACATCTTCAATTTTTTTTTAACTGGAAGAGATTCGTTACTCAACAATATGACGGACTCTTCCAAAAACAACGAGAAGTAACTACCGAAAATGAGAGATTTAAAAAACTCTTGGGGGATAAAAAGAAAATGGATAACCGATATGTATGGTTGGATTTTGTATACACACTGATGGAAAAATTGAATCTAAAAGAAGATGAGGTGTATAAAATGAGTTATGTACACTGTCTGAATTGGTTGGGATATTTTAAAAATAAAGAAGAATTAAAGAATAAAAACTCATTATAATGGCTATAACAAACGTAATAACATTAAATCAATTGATAAAATGGTTCCAACTGTTCCAACAGAATAACTATTTTTTGAATGATTTTGGATTTGGGGAACCTTACGACATCAGTACTTCAAGACAAATGAATTTCCCATATATGTGGGTTATGATGAACGATGATAGTACCATAGCTCAAGCGGGTCACAATAAAACTGCTATACCTGAACTATCATTTTCCATTATGTTTATGGATAAGATCAATATTCAAGAGAACTATTTGGATACAAATGGATTCCCATCAGACAATTCACAAGAGATCTTGAGTGATATGTTACAAGTTCTACAGGATTTATTAACAGATATAGCCCAAAATTGGCAGACCTATGGAATATTTATTTCCCAAGATGTTACATTTTATCCTGCTGTAGACGAGACCACAGATAAAGCAACAGGTATTGTTGCTAGAATTATATTGAAATTAAAATATGTGAACTGTATTATACCTGAAAATCCATATTTTGATACCCCCACTCCAACACCAGCACAAGTAACAAGTACTCCAACACCTACTGCTACACCAACACCTACCCCTACTCCATCACCTGTAACAGTATATCAATATTTTACGGCTAATGTAACAGGAGCAACAAGTCAACAAATCAATATACAATGTTGGGATACATTTTGGAATATAGGGCCTGGCCCAAATCAATGTGCATGGACAGGTGAAATATTTGTGACAGGATCAACAGGTACAGTTGTTAACCCAACATTTACATATCCACTTGGACAACAAACTTATGTATTAGATCTTTCTTCAAGTTTGGGGGTTGGTCAAACAATTGCTAATATTAGTTGTTGTTGGAATGTTTCAATACCATGCCAGAATTATATTCCTAATTTCATATAAACTATTAAAAATTAAAATATATGAGTATCAAAATTATTAAAGATGGACAAGTAATCCACAACGACAGTAAAAAAGCGGTTCAATTAGAACCTAAGCCAGTTCAAACTGATTTAGAACAATTATTAGTTATGAAAGAATTAAAGATAATGGACTTGGAAAGACAAATTAAATTATTGAAAAAACAATTAGAAAATGGCTAAGGATACATTTATTGATCCTGTATTAGCCAATCAATTTGGTAAGGATTATGTAAAGATCCTTGTTACCCTATTGAAGAATAATACCATACCATCAAGATCAGGTTTAAGACCGTTTCCAAAAGTTGCTACAGGTAGGTTAATTAGATCAATAAATTATAGATTACAACCAACAGCACAGGGGATTCAAGTACAATTATTAAGTGAGGATTACCTGAAATATGTTGATCAAGGTAGAAGAGCGGGGGCTAAATACCCCCCAATTGCTCCCCTATTAAGATGGGCGAGAGTAAAAGGATTACCTGAAGGTGCTGCTTATGGTGCTCAAAAGAATATTCATAGATTTGGTATCAAGCCAACCAATGTAATTAGAAAAACACTTAATATTATAGAGACATCAAGAAACGCTAATAGAATATACGAGGAGAGAATGGTTAATAACATCGTTAAGTTATTGGAAAGAAATTATCAAGCAGCTCAGATTAAATTTGATAAAGGTGTATAAAAACACTTGTCTATTTGGAATATTTAATTAAAAATATTCTATGGCTTATTCAGCGATTACATTACCATATCAATATATGGCTGCTTATTCAGCGGTTCCATTAAAGGTATTTGATGATGATTACAATCAAGTACAACAATTCAAATATATTATTAATGCTACATATGATACTGTGAATGTATCAGCAGCAGCACCATATACGTATCAATCAACCATATATACGGAATTAACAACTTCAACCCCACATTCATTTGTGAAGGGGGATACAATTCTATTAGATGATACGATTGCTTCTAATCAACAAACAGGATACTATAATATTATATTGGTAACCTCACCTACAAAAATTGTAATTGATTTATTTCCATCAATTTTATTTACCTCGTTTCCTATACCTATTTCTAAATTTTATAAATGGAAATTATCCCCCGATCAACAAGGATTCGGTAAATTGGATATGAGTAACGTTATGAAGGATCAAGTATCACAAAACTTAACAGGTCAAACTGTAAATTATCAGTTAGCCTATAATGGTCCTGATACTAAGAAATGTTTTGGTATCATTGCTGGATATGAAAGTCAATATGTCTTTGAATTTGAGGATAATATTTTCTTAGGTACAGTAGGATTTTATAATTCAACAATAACTTCATTGACAGGTATACCATTCCAAATTGGGGATGTAATTCAAATACAACAAAATCCTGTTGCTTGGGCTTATACCTCAATTTCAAACAGTACAGCACCAGCAGGTTTTGCTAGATATAACTCATCTCAATCACATTCATTTACGGGGGGACAACCAATTCAAGTTGCTGGTCAAACTGTGATCACAAATTACAATGGTAATACAAGTGTTAGACCAACACCAGCCCCAACTCTTACATCACTTGTAACTTATCAAGCATTTCAAGGTAACTCATCTATACCAGGTTATATCTATGGTATTCCAAAACCATCTTATAATACTACAGCAACGATTATAGATATCTATGTAGATCCAACATATGGTGTGGTTATTAAAACAGATGTTGCTTGGGCTGGATCATCAGTTCCAATTTCAGGTATTATCAAATATTCGGGAAATATATTACAACAAAATATCAACGCCTATAGAAACTATAGTGGGTTCTGTGTGTATAATGCTCATATCAATAGACCTGATTATTCAGTTACAGCATTTGATCCATATGTAATTCAAAATAGACCATTCAGTGGTAATAATATTTCAACCATTTTATCAGGAGCCACTTGTTATAGAATTGAACCTAATACGATAGCATTCTTATTGGCTCACCAAAATAGTTCGTTATTTGCTGATGGTATGTTCTATGAATTCTTTAATGCTGCTGGTGCTACATTAGGATCAATATACATACCAAAACCAACAGGTAGTATAGATTTTTATTCTCCTGTTGGATTAGGTCAAATTAGTGGGTCTCCATATGTCAATTATACTAACGTATTCAATAATTATGTTAATAACATTGTTAGTTATACTGTAAATACCTATAATTCTACAGGTATTCCATCTCAATCAAGTAATAAAATCTGTTTCAAATTGAATGGAGATTGTTCAATGTATGAGATCTATCATCTAATGTGGAAAGATCAGTATGGATCTTTTATCTCTTACCCTTTTATTTATATCTCCCGTGATTATATTGAGAGTGAGAAGAAGACATATTATCAACAAGAAGGTAAATGGGATAATAATACATTTGATTATGATGACTATGGAGTGGGGGAAAAGGTTTTTTATGAGAGAAGTAGAGAGTCATTAACGTTGAATTCAGGGTGGTTATATGAGTTTGAGAGGTATTTAATTAAGGATTTGGTACAATCACCTTCCGTATATATTCAAACCCCTGACAATCGTTTATTTAACTGTCATTTAGATCAACCAAAAACTGAAATATATAAGAACATAAACGAGCAATTATTCTCATACACATTTAATGTGAGGGTAAGTAACAATGAATTTAGATTTTAATGGCGGCTATTAACCAATTTAAGATTATATCAAGGGGAAAAGAGATAGATACCTACGATGATTTTGATATATCTCTTACATATCAGATTGATGATATTGAAGATGTGTCAACAAAAAAGGCTTCATTTTCAAAAACAATCGTTATTCCTGGTACCCCAAATAACAATGCTTTCTTTGTAAATATATTTGAGATCAATATTGATATATCTAATACATCATTTAATCCAAAAAAATCATTACCCGTTCAAATAGCAATTGGTGATGAGATCGTATTTTATGGAAATTTACAACTTCTTAACATCATTACTAATCAAAAATTGGTTGAATATGAGGTCGTAATTACAGGTTTATTTAAGAATATAATTGTGGCTTTTGCTGATTATTATATTGCTCAATTAAATTTAGATGAATATGATCACTATCGTAATATAACTAATATTCAATTATCATATAATAACGATATTTACATAAATGGTGTTCTTACAAATGAAAATCCTGGTGTTGGTTATATCTATCCACTTACTGTAAATGGGTCTAATTCTGTATCAAATAAAATATTTAACGCTTTTGATTTAAATCCTGCTGTATATCTAAAAACATTGATGGATAAAATGTTCCAATGGGCGGGATATACATATACATCCGATTTCTTTAACTCTGATTATTTTAAATCATTGGTAATGCCAACGGATAATCCAACTTATGATAGTCAAAATATCCTTGATAGAACCGTAAGAGTGGGGGTTGCTAGTACTGTTGGATATACAATGGCTTCACCATTATATAATGGATTACAACTTAATTGGATTAACTCACCACAAATACCACAATGTCTTCTATGTGGAACTACAGCTATATCCCCAATGTTAAAGAAAACAAATACTTGGTGGAGTAATACAACAAATGGTTCTTGGTATGTTCCTTATAGTGATGAGACATCATTTGTAGGTGGTCAACAATATCAAGATCCATCTAATGAATGGGTATATTTGGGGACACCACAAAGTATTTCACAATATACAGCAACAGTTCCAGGATTCTATGAAGTAGATGTAGATACAGCATTTCAAATGTATTATAGACACGAGACAGGATCAAATTTTAAATGGATTTCAGGAGTAATAACTTATAATGCTAGAATATATAAGGTTGGTGTTAATGGGGTTCAAACACAATTATATACTACAGGTAACTTAAGTATTACTCCACCACTTGCTAACTCAACAGGTAGAAGTGCGTTTGGTAATACCACAGTACCATCAACAGGTTTTATGCCAGGTTGGTGGTTATCTGATGCCGAGTATGCTATGAATATGAATATTCCATCAGTATGGTTAAATACAGGTGAAAAAATTAGAATATCATTTGGTTTATATTATCCAACTAGTGTTACTTGGTCTTCAAATGTTGATAAAGTATTGGTAGCAGCTGTAGTATATCCATTAACAAGAGGGGGAAGTCCAAATAGAATTCAAATCAAACCAGCAACCAATGTCAATTACAATGTTAATAATTTATTAAGGTTATCAACAATGTTACCAACAATTAAAATGAGAGATCTTTTTATTGATGTTGTGAAGATGTTTAACTTGATTGTAAGTGATGATCCTAACAATCCTAATAACCTCATCATTGAACCACGAGATGATTATTATGCTTCCAAACAATTAGTTCGTGATTGGACATATAAATTGGATTATGATCAAGATATTAAGCAGACACCAATGAGTGAATTAGATGTTAAATCATATGAATTTACATATACTCAAGATAGTGATTACTATAATAAATTATATGAAGAGACATCTGGTAGAATATATGGAGATGCTTATATTGATTTTATTAATGACTTTTCAACAACTGTTAATAAAGTTGAATTACAATTAGCCCCAACCCCTGTAAGTGATAATTTCATTACACCATATGTGGCTCCATTCTTTTGTGATATTGATGGTAATTCCAATTTAAGACCAGCTAAAGTTAAACCTCGTATTTTATTTGTTAAGAAATTAACTCAAACAATACAAGCCAATACCACTAGAATTGGATTAAGAGATAACCCAACAAGTACAATCAGTTATAGTTGGACCTATGTATATGCTGGTATGTATGATGACCCATTTGATCCTGAATATACATTGGAATGGAATAATTCAACCACATTATATTACAATACATCGTTATGTTGTCCATCAAATAACCTTATTAACCAATTTTACCTATCTACATTTAACGATATTACTGATGTTAATGCCAAATTATTAGAGGCTTACTTTTATCTCACTCCAAGTGATTTAAATCAATTTGATTTTAGGGATATAATTTTGATTGATAATGCTTATTGGAGGGTAAATAGGATTGAAGATTATAATCCAAATGCTATAGATAGAACCACAAAAGTAATTTTATATAAATTAAATGACTTAGATATCTTCTATAATGATAATAGTGAGGTAGCAACATCTGAAATTGATTGTCCTGATGATGTATATGTAAAACAAACTAAATGGGGGTGGATAATTGTATCCCCATCTGCTCAACCAATTACTCAAGAATGTTGTTTATATTTTGGTGGATATTGGACAAATGGTTTCTGTCAAGCCAAAAAACCAATTATTAGTACACCTGGTGAGCCTTGGGGAGTACAAACAGGATATCCACCTGTTGGTGGTAATGGAGTTGCTCCTGAATTCCAATTGAGAAGTGGAGCTGTATATGTTGAAAGACCATTTGAGATGAATAAAAATCAAAATATTATCAACTCAAATACGGTAATTGTTAAAGGTACAAGTAATTATGTTGATCCATCATCAGAAAATGTATTGGTATTAGGTGATGGAAATACTGTAAATGCCGACACCAGAAACGTTTTAATTGTTGGAAATAATCATAACTCAGTTGAGAGTGATTCAATCGTTGTAGGTAACCTTGTATTGAATTCTGATGGGTTTAGATGGTATTATCCAACCATTACTGAAGCTGGATATGAAACTGTAATGTATGTTGGTAAAACAAATCTTATAGATATTATTGATGGTACTTATCAATCTGTAAGAAATTATGGTGGAGATAGTAAATTAAGACCAATTATAAATGGTAGTGATCCTGAACCAATTGTTATCGAACTAAGTCCTACACCAACCCCAACTCCTACATCTACTTTAACTCCTACTCCAAGTATTACACCAACGATAACAAAAACTCAAACTTTAACACCAAGTGTTACCCCAACATTAACAAATACTCCAACACAAACAAAAACTCCAACTCCGACACCATCTTCAGGTATTATGTATTTGGCTAGTTCTTGTTGTAGTGCTGATGAGATATATACTGTATTACCATCATCAGGATTAGTTGGAAGATTAGTGTTAGTTGGAGGACAATGTTATCAATTAACTGAAGAAAAAATTGGAAGTCCTGCTTTTATAGGAACATTATTAGATGTAAGTATTGGATCTTGTTCTGATTGTATAGCGGTACATTTCTGTAGTTCATAAAAACAATCACCAAACTAAAATATTTAATTAAAAAAAGAATGTCTGATAAGATTGAATACTCACGATTATTATTAAAAAGAACTGGTCAAACAGGACAAGTTCCAACCATACCAACAGGGACCACACTAAATGAGATGATTCCTACTGACTTATTTGTTGGTGAAATGTATTGTAACGTTGCCGATGATGCTTTATGGATTAGAACCGACAATGGGATTTATCCTATATCATTATCAGGTATTACTGCTTCAACCCCTGATTTAGGTCAAGTATTATTTCAAGGTAATTTTACCAATGGAGAAGATATTATTGTATCTGCTGGTAATACCATTGTATTTTCAGGATTAAGTTCAGGATCAAGTACAACATTTTTAGCATTAGATGCTTCAGGTAATACAATTACTGTAACAGGTAGTACAGGAGGTACGGGTACATCTGGAACTTCGGGGACATCAGGAACAGATGGTACAAGTGGAACTAGCGGATCATCGGGATCAAGCGGATCATCAGGGTCATCAGGATCAAGTGGAACATCAGGAATGTCAGGAACTGCTGGTACAGATGGTTCGTCAGGTATAAACGGAACTTCAGGTACAAATGGGACTTCAGGTACAGATGGTTCGTCAGGTATAAACGGAACTTCAGGAACTTCAGGTATTGGAACAAATGGTACTTCAGGTACATCAGGACAAGATGGTTCAATAGGGATACAATATCAATATACATCAGGATCAACATCACCATCAAATCCATTAGGTTCAAAATTTAATTCTAATGGAAGTGTGGTATATGATTCTTTTGTAAATCTTGATGTAACTTATCCATCAGGTATAACTCAATTTTCATTTTATTATTATTCTAATGGAACCGATTATACAAACTATCTAAATTATTTAGTTTCATCAGTTAATTTAGGAGCTCCATTATTTTTACAAATAGAAAGTAAACAAGGTTATGGTGATAAAATTATTTATAGCGCTTCATCAGCAACCACTTATGTTTCTGGTGGACATACTTGGATGACCTTTAATGTATCATTAGTTTCAGATTATATAAATTTTGTATTTGTTAACTCATCACAATATGATATTTCATTTAATCTTTATGGTAAAAATGGAACTAATGGTACA